TATGGGTTCTTAAAGGGTCCAAATGATATGTTGCAATATTATGAAAATAGATATAAGCAAGCTATCGAAGGATTCTCATTAGAACAAATGGGAAGAAGACGAACTGATGAGTTTCTAGATGGAGAACCTCGTATAGCTCGAAAACCACAATAAGGAGAAACAAATATGGCTATTACACAAGCGTTACCAAATAGTTTTAAAAAACAACTATTAGATGGTGATCAAGATTTTTCAACTGCGGGTGCTGGTGGTGATAAGTTCAAGTTAGCTCTTTATGTATCAACTGCAACATTAGGTGCAGCAACAACTTCTTACACTACATCTGGTCAAGTTAGTGCTTCTGGAACTGGTTACACAACTGGTGGATTACCTTTAGTAAATTCTGGAACATCTGTTGTATCAACAGTTGCTTTCACAGACTTTGCTGATTTATCTTTTCAGAACGTTACATTAACTGCAAGAGGTGCATTGATATATAACACTTCATTTTCTAATTCTGCAGTTGCAGTATTAAATTTTGGAGCAGATAAGACAGCTACTTCAGGAACATTTACTATTCAATTCCCAGCATTTACAAGTTCAGCAGCTATTATCAGAATCTCTTAATAGGAGTAATCTGGCATGGCCAATACAGCTTGGGGTGCATTAAGTTGGAGTGCAGGAACCTTTGGTGGAGCAAATGATGCTGACGTTTTAGTAACTGGTCAGTCATTAACTTCTGTTTTAAATTCTGTTTCTATTTCTCTTAGCGCAAATGTTTCTTTAACAGGGGAACAATTAAGTACATCTTTAAATTCTGTTTCTTTTAAAATTGATGGAAGTGTAGCTCTTACAACTAATTTAGCAAATTTAACTTTAAATAGTGTTAATGCTTTTCCTATAATATTAGTTCCAGTAACCGCTCCAGGAACTCCTACAACATGGGGTGCAAGTAGTTGGGGAAGTGGTGCTTGGGGTGAAAGTATTGGTCTTAGTTTATCTCAAGGGACTACTACAGTTGATCTAATAACTCCGGTAAATGTAACAGGACAATTATTAAGTACATCTTTAAATTCTATAACACTAACAATTAGTGGATCTACAGCACTTACTGGTCAATCATTAACATTATCTCTTGGAGATGAGACTGCAACTGGAACAGCTAGTGTTTCATTAACAGGTGAGTTATTAACATCCGCTCTTGGTACAGTAGATCCTGGTCCTGACGCCAATGTAACTGGTCAACAATTAACTACTACATTAAATAGTGTAGATATAGACATAACTGTTGTAGCTGTTGTAACAAGTCAGTCATTAACATTAAGTCTTGGAGATGAAACAGTTGAATTAAATACTCCTGTAAATGTAACAGGTCAAAATTTAACAACAGCCTTAAATTCAGTTACAATTACTACAAATACTCCTGTAAATTTAACAGGAAATAACTTGACAGGAACAACTGGTCAATTATATGTAGGTGCTTGGGCTCCTGTAGACACTGGACAATCCATAAATTGGACAGAAGTAGCGGCATAATATAGAGGTTGTATTAATTGACAAAAACTGATAAATATTTTAATAAGAACAAAATAAGGATTTAAATGGCTACAATATACTCATCAGATCTTAAGCTATCAATAATGGCAACTGGCGAAAACGCTGGTACATGGGGTCAAATTACAAATACAAATTTATATATTATTCAACAAGCAATCGCTGGTTATCAATCACTAGCAGTTAACGCAACAACAGGTTTAACTCTTACATTTACAGATGGAGCAATTTCAACTGGTAAAAATGCAGTTATTAATTTAACTGGAACATTAACTGGAAACGTAAACGTAACTGTACCAGATGCGATTGAAAAAACATATTTAGTAAACAATCAAGTAACTCAAGGTACTTTTACTTTAACTTTTAAAACTACTTCAGGAACTGGAATTAAATTAGCACAAGGAAATCGTTATGTAATTTATGCCGATGGAACAAATGTAAATTTAATCAGTATGGAACAAGTTTGGAGAACAGTTTCTGCAGCAGCAACAGTTCAACCAGGATCTGCAATATTAGCAAACACAGCTACAACTTCTTTCACATTAACATTACCGGCTTCTCCTGTAGCAGGAGATATTGTATCTGTAGTTGATGCTGGATATACTTTTGACACCAAGCCTTTGACTATTGGAAGAAATTCAAGTAATATAGCAAACGACGCCTCTAACTTAGTAGTCAATACTGAAGGCGCTGGATTTACTCTAGTGTATTCAGGTGATGCAACAGTTGGTTGGACATATAGGGATAAATAATTATGGCAAATTACGAAGCAACAAGATACGATTTTGATGGTGCATTTTTAACAGGTATTCAAGGTGTGAATACTGGAATAGTTGTTCCTTGGGGTTCAGCTTCAATTCCATCTGGGTTTTTATTATGTGATGGTACATCTTATTCAACAACAACTTATGCTGCATTATTTGCAGTCATTGCTTACACATACGGTGGATCAGGTGCGAATTTTTTAGTTCCAGATTTAAGAGATAGAACAATTTGTGGAGTTAGTTCAGCAAATTCTAAAACTTTAGCACAAGCAATTGGTGCAAATACAGTTACACCAACTGGAAACATTGCAGGTTCAACGGGTGCTACAACTTTAACAACAGCTCAAATTCCATCTCATGCTCATAGTGGGGGTCTTGCAGGTGGTGGTGCTAACCCCGGAGCTTATATGGCAGCTAGTTCCATGACTACAGGTAATACTGGTGGTGGACAATCACATGATCACACTTTATCGGCTAACTTTACAGGTTCAGCAAACTCAGTTCTTCAACCAACTCTAGTATTAAACTATATTATAAAAACTTAAAGGTAGATTATGCATTTAACAGTTATACCAAGCGATAAAGCAATTTATTTAGAAACGTCTGATACTCAGTTTCCAAATAGACGCTGCCATGTCATTGATAATGATTCTGAGTTTTGGAATAATGTAGATTCTAGAATACTTGCAATTCAATATCATTCGGATGGATTAAAACAAATTGAATATAAAAACCCAAGAGAAGATGTTGTAATTACAGATGTAATAACTGTTCAAAAATACGTTGATAGATTTAATCTAACTGAACAGACTTACCAATCTCAACTTTCTTGGGATAATAATAATGTTGAAAAAGAAACAAGAGAACAAAAAGTTACAAGATTAGGTCCAAGACCTTAATTATTTATAACTAATCCAAGAAGTAACGATATATTTTTCTCCACTTAATGGAGGATTGCCTCTATGTACATATGGAAATCCTGCGGGCCATATTACAATTCTACCTTTAACTGGTTTTACTCTTTGTGATTGATATAAAAATTCAGTTTCTCCACCTTCCTCAATGGTATTTAAATATATTGTATATGCCAAAACTCTTTCTTCACAATCATTTCCTTTAGCATGTTCAACATGCCAAACATGATATCCTTGAGTAGGTAATGTTTTTTGTATTTTTACATGATCAGTAATTAATTCACCACTATCACAATATTTTTTTAAGTTTGTTTCAGTGTAATAATGTTTTAATGCTATATCAAAATTAACCATCAATAATTTTAATTTATTAATATTAAATTCTAAGTCAGTAAGTATTTCTGGCGATGCTGTTAAGGACATATCTTGTTTTATATCTTGTGTAGCACCTTCAAGTGTAAATCTTGAAAATACCTTATTGAATTCTTGATATTTTTTGAATAACTCTATTGCTTGATCACAGGCTTCATCTGGAATATACCCATCATAAATACCAATAAAGTCTTTAATACTACTTTTTCTCTCTTGCATCACTTATATCCTTAATTACCTTTTTAGTTTTCCAATCGGCTTGTTCTATTAAATTTGAAACTAAACAATATCTTGTTTTAGTTTCTTCTTCAACTTTACCAACCCCATGTAATATATTGGGTGGAAATATGTAATATGCTCCTCTTTTTGGCATAATTGTCATTTTAAGTTCTGGTAATATTAATGGAGCTCCTTCAGTTAAATATAAAATTAAATGATGATCTTTATGAGTATGCATTGCAACGCTATCTCCTTTTTTAATTTCATTACCCCAAGAATCGTAACTCATCTTTTTATCGTACCAATTATTTCTATTGAAAAATGGATTTGAGTTTTGATGTTTATTAACTACGTAATCTATAAATCTTGTAAATTCTGGTTTATCATTAAAAAATCCCCATGGAGTTTTACCACCATAAACATTTGTAAGTTCTGTTGTATCTAAATTTTGTGCAATCATTGTACACATATTCATCATATCAACAACGTTATCATAAACACCATGTGATATTTGAATTGTCCTTGGGTAAGTGACAACCATACTATGTGAAAAATTCTCTTCTTGTTTTATTTCATCTAAGGTTATCATTTTATAAAATTCTGTATTGTAATTCTTGGAATATAATTTACTAATACTGGATTTACTTTGTGCTGTAAAGGTGTTTTTACGATAACCAAAGAATTACCGATAACTGGTATATATCCGTTTTGACCATTATGTGTAAACATAAACTCACCTCCCCAATTTTTATTCCATCTTTTATTTAAATAATAAGTTACACCATATTCTATGTGACCATCTTCATGCCAATTTATTCCAGAGTTTTTACTCATTAAATGAATTAAAAAATTAAAACTTTCATTAAAGTTTTTTATTTTTATAAAGGGTTGATGTAATAATAATGTTTTGTAAAATTTAAAATAATTTTCATGGATTTGAACTTTTTTAGGTGTTTCTAAATTATCCAACAAATTTTTTTGCCATGATTTAGACGCTTCTTCTAAATATTTAAGTTTTTTTACTTCCTTAAATATTTCATTATGAATTCTTTTATATTCATGGTTAGGCAAAAAATTTTGTATATAAAATAATTTATCTTGTAAATTATATATTAGTTTCATTTTTAATTTCCTGTCTAATTTTTGTTGCAGATATTTCTTGTATTTCTTTTGGTAATACAATTTCTTCTATCTTGTAACCAACGTCTCTACCATAACATATGTTGGTAATATTAGGTACTTTGATAACATCAAATTGACCAACGTAATCTTTTAATTTTTCTTCAATACGTTTTTTTATATCTTCAAATACAAATGGGTTATTATCTGTTTGTGGCATAGATCTAACCATAATAACAACCTGACCTGTCTTCTTTAATATTTCCTTAAATAAAGCTAAATGTCCCTCGTGAAATGGCTGCCATCGTCCAAGCATCTGTGCTGTTGGTTTAGAGTAGTCTATCATGTATCTCTTTTATTATGTTATCGTAGTTAAAATCTTTTATCTCAAACTCTACTTTTTTAGGTTTTTCAAATACTTTATTTGTATCTTCAAATCTTCCTTTATCAATTGTATTCATCCAAATTTTTATATCATAAAAAGATCTATAAGATTCAAATGGACAAACAAAATCTATAACAACATGGTTAACTGCAAGATCACACATAGTCATCATACGATTCGCTTGTCGTCTTCTACCCGACTCTGTAAAATCCCAATCTTCAAATAACTTTCTAATCTCATCAGCGTTGAAGTGGGGTATCTTTTTATTCTCAACTAATTTTTTTGCAAATGTAGTTTTACCTGATCCCGGTAATCCAAATATTAATATCTTCATGTTTTATAAAAGTAATCGTAAAACCATTTAAAATTTGTCTCTATATAATTAATAGATTCTTTATTTAAATTGTTTTTATTATCTATTTGTTTTTCAACTTTTTTAAAATGTCTAACTTTACCATAGGGAATATGACTTAAAGGATAATCATAAGATATATTTATATTATCTAAATCATGTTTAAAATATTTTTCATTTAAAAAATCATATATTTTTTTTAACTCTAATTTAGGATTTTTTACAAATTTTTCATAACATACAAAATGATAGTTTTTGATATTTTTTTCTTCAATAATTCTATTGATTCCTGTAAGAGGTATTTTTAAAAAATCCACATCGAAAAATTTAATAACTCTTTGTAATTGTTTATTATAAGGAAGATATTGATAAAAATTATCAGGAAATGTTTTGTTATAATCTACTTTATTTACATAGATATTTTCTAATGAGTTAATAATAGATTTTAAATCTTTAATAAAAATTATCATTTTACCTTCAAAAATATTTTCTAAATTTTCTAAGTTACCCAACCAGTTTCTATTATCATCTATATAGACTGAAGCGTCTTTATTTAAACCTTGTGCCCAACCACTCAGTCCTTGATTTAAAAAAGTTTTTATACACTTTTCAAATGTTTCTACATTTCTGTTTCTTACGGTTTCTTTTATGAATAAATCAGATTTAGTATTATTTATAACATCAACAAATGGTGAGTAGGGGTATATAGTTATCTTATTATTTTGCGATAAAATATTTTTAATCATATTTGAACCGCTTTTTGGAAGACCTCCACTAAAGAACAATTTCATAAATTCTGCGTTGTATAATAGCAAAAAGGCGTATATAATTCAAGTTATGCCATTAAAGAAGATATCGCTTAAAGCTGGATTTAATAAACAAGATACCGCAACTGCCGCTGAAGGTCAGTGGATTGATGGTGATTTTGTACGATTTCGTTATGGATATCCTGAAAAAATAGGCGGATGGCAAGAATTATTAAATAAAGAACTAGCAGGAGTTGCAAGAGCGCAACACACTTGGACAGATTTAAGTGGAAATAAATACGCAGCAATAGGTACTAATAAATTATTAGTTATTTATTTTGAAGGCGCATATTATGATATTACTCCACTGGGTACAACATTAACTAGTGCTACTTATACATCAACAACATCATCTGCAACTGTTACTATTACTAAATCAAGTCATGGACTTGCAGTTGGAGATTATATTAAATTTACAGCAGCAACAACACCAGGACCCACGACAACAAGTTATACAGCTGCAAATTTTACAACAAATATTTTTGAAGTAAGAACAGTTCCAAATGTTAATACTTTTACACTTACAATGCCTGCAGTTGAAACTGGAACAGGTGTTACAACTGGTGGAACTTTATCTTTTGCTCCTTATGTAAATATAGGACCGATTGCCCAAACTTATGGTTATGGATGGGGAACTGCAACATGGGGATCTTTTGGTGGTGGAGTCGGTTGGGGTGAGGCAAGTAGTTCAGCTACTGTAGTACTATCACCAGGTAACTGGTCATTTGATAATTTTGGACAAATATTAGTTGCTACAATTAAAAATGGTAAAACATTTTCATGGAATCCATCAACTGCAGGTGCATTAAATATTAGAGCAACTGCAATATCTGGATCTCCAACTGCATCTGTTATGACAATTGTTTCTGACAGAGATAGACATTTAATTGCTCTTGGAACTGAAACAACAATTGGAACTACATCTTCACAAGATCCGATGTTTATAAGATTTTCAAATCAAGAAGACTTTAATACTTGGGCACCCACTGCAACAAATACTGCAGGAACATTTAGACTAGATACAGGAAATTATATTGTTGGTGCTGTACAAGGTAAGGATTATATATTCATTTTAACAGATCAAGCAGCTTACGTTATGCAATTTGTTGGTCCTCCTTTTGTATTTTCAATTAGACAGGTTGGCACAAACTGCGGATGTATTGGTCAACATTCAATAGTCTTTGCACAAGGTGCAATATTCTGGATGGGGTTTGGTGGAGGATTCTTTGTCTATGATGGTACTGTTAAACAATTACCATCTCTTGTTGAAGATTTTGTATTTACAACGGGTGGAGATAATTTAGGGATAAATTATAACGCTGCAGACATTGTTTATGGATCTCATAATAGTTTATATAATGAAGTAATTTGGTTTTACTCAAGCGCAGGAGAATCTCAAATAAATAGATCAGTAGTTTATAACTTTGTTGAAAACACTTGGACTACAATGTCACTTGCAAGAACAACTTATTCAGATGCTCAAACTTATGATAAACCTTATGCTACCAAATATTTACCAACGACTACTCCAACGTTTCCAACTATTAATGGTGTAACTAATACGTATGGAGCTTCAGAATATTATGAACATGAAGTTGGTGTTAATGAAGTAAGTTTCACAGGAGTTAAAACAGCTATCCCTGCATACATTGAATCTGGAGATTTTGATTTAGATATAGAGGGAGATGGTCAGTATTTAATGAAGATAAATAGATTTATACCGGACTTTAAAATACTTACAGGAAATGCTAAAGTAACATTATTGTTAAGAGATTATCCATCTCAAACACAAAATAGTCAGATGTTAGGACCTTATACTGTAACTTCATCTACAACTAAGATAGATACTAGAGCAAGAAATAGATTAATGAGTATTAAAGTTGAAAATGAATCTACAGACGAAAACTGGAGATATGGTTTATTTAGAGTAGACATTCAACCTGACGGAAGAAGATAATGGCAAAGATTACAGTAAACGTACCAGAACCAAGTCAAGAGTATTCACCTGATAATCAAAGACAGGTTCTACAATCATTGGAGACATTAAAAGATCAATTAAACTTTTCTTTTCAAGAAGATCTAAAACAAGATCTTCAAAGATTTACATGGTTTAACATGAGGTTTGGCTGCTAATGAGTTGTGAAAATATTAATGTTACTACACAACCAGTAAGTATCAATGGAACAAATGTAGATGCATTTGGAAGATTAAGAACATCTCAACCTTATTCATTATTTGATTCTCAAAATAGATATGCAATAGATAATCAATTTGACACTTCTACTGCAACAGGAGGATCCACAACATATTTAGCAAATGAATCATCTGTTAGATTAGATGTAACAACTGCATCTGGTGCTGAAGTAGTTAGACAGTCTTATAGATCAATGCTTTATCAACCTGGTAAAAGTTTATTAGTTCTTGCAACATTTGTAATGAATACTCCTAAAGCAAACTTAAGACAACGTTGTGGATACTTTGGAACTCAAAATGGACTTTATTTTGAATTAACAGGTGCATCACCTGGAACTAAAGCATTTGTTTTAAGAACTTATATTGGTGGATCAGTAGACAATACAACAAGAAGAGTTGAACAAGCTAACTGGAATGGTGATAAATTAGATGGAACTGGACCTAGTGGACTAACATTAGATTTAACAAAACCACAAATTCTATGGATGGATTTTGAATGGTTAGGTGTTGGTAACGTTAGATGCGGATTTATTATTAATGGACTTTATATAATTTGTCATACTTATCAAACTGCAAATGTTACTGGAACTTCTGTTTATATGACAACAGCAATACTTCCTGTAAGATATGAAATAACAAATACTGCAGAAACAGCGTCTTCTTCTTCAATGAAACAAATATGTTCGTCCGTTATGTCTGAAGGAGGATTAGAACCTACTTCAATAAATCATGTTGCACAAAGAACCACTGCATTAACAGGTATTGGAACAACATTAGTACCATTAGTTTCTATTAGACTTGCATCAACTGCATTAGGTGCAATTGTATTACCAAGTTCACTTAAAGTTTTACCAACTAGTGCGGATGATTTTGAAATACAACTTGTTAAAAATGCAACATTAACAAGTGCTTCTTATTCTGCTGTAGCAAGTGATGCTAACGTTGAATATGATGTTGCTGCGACTGCAATGACCGGTGGAACTATTGTTCAATTAGATTATGTTGCTTCTTCTGTTTTAGGAAATGTTCCTTTAAATGAATCAGGATCATTTAACTGGGATACTCAATTAGGTGTCTCTATTAGTGGAACAAGTGATGTATATACTCTTGGAGCAAGAGTTTTAGCTGGCACGGGAGATATAATCGGATCTTTAAACTTTTTTGATTTAACACAATAATACTATGGCAAATTTTTATAAAAACGCATTCTATGATCCAAGCACTACGGCTGCTGTGACAGTATATACATGTCCATCTAATGCAAATGCAATCATTCAAAACATACAAGTGACTAATGAATCTGGAAGTAAGATATTAAAAGCATCTATTAATGATGATTCTGTTTCTACTATTTATCAAATCGCATATGCTTCAATTTCAGGACCGACTATTTGTAATATAGCAAAAGGACCTGTTATTTTAGAAGAGAATGATACCATAAGACTTGAAAGTTCCTCTACATCTGGTATAAGTGCTACACTAGCAATACTAGAAATAAATAGAGACGATCAGAATGGCCAATAAAGAATATAATATTGAAACTGAAACAGTAACAATAATAAAGAATAAAAAAACAGGTCAAGTTTATAAAGACGAAGAAGAACTTAAAGCTGCTAACGTTGATCCACAAGATATTAGTAGAGACGTTGTAGTTAAAGTTACTAATAAAGGATTAGAAGTATTTAAGAAATTTATGAGTGAAAAATGAAACCTAGAGGTGGTACAGAATTACAGTTTGAGTTTTTAGAAAAACATGTAAGTAAAGATTTACTAGATCAGGTGCAAATTTGTACATCTGTTCCAGGTAAAGTTCCAATAGATCCAACTAAATTAAATATCCTTTGGCAAAAGAATTCATACGATCAACCAAATTTAGCGCCATGGTTTAAAGACAAATCAAATCATAATAAATATGACTGGTATGTATTTAATTCACATTGGAATTATGAAAAGTTTAGAATGTATTTTGATATACCAACTGAAAAATGTATTGTTATCAAGAATGGTGTAATGCCAATAGTGCCTAGAACTAGACATGTAAAAGGAGAGCCTATTAAACTTATATTTCATCCAACTCCATGGAGA